ATCCAGCTCAAGCCTGACGATCGACTCGCCGTCGTATCGGCGCATCAGGGTCATGTCGTCGTATAGCTCAATGAAATCTCGGCTCATTAAAGCTCGCCCCTCATCCTGCGGATGCGATTGCGAATGTCGGTGAAGACGTTGGACACACAGTGGTTGTCTCCGCCGAAGCGGCATTTGTCGCACGCTAAGGCTTCGCTGCCTGAATAGGAGCAGTATGGGAGCATGCCCAGCACTTCACCACCAATGGCTCCGTTGCTCAAGTCCTCCTCCAGCTTCTCCCAGCTGTCGGGGCGGTTGAGGTAGAGACTGTCTGCGGGATGCTGCCAGGTCTGCCCCACTGCATCCTCGCTGATCACATTCCATCCCGTGGACAAGCCCAGCACATCACGTTGATAGCGGTAACTGGAGACGTGCATCTCCCCGCCTTTCGCGTCATACAGAACCTCGGTGTCCAGAGGAATCTCGCGACCCTCATGGTCCTTGGGGAGAGGGACTTCCATCATTTCTCGCTCCCTTCCTTCTTGGTCTCCGTCTGCAGGAGGTCCCGCAGGGTGCCGATGCGCTCGATGGCGTCGTCGGGCGTGTGACCGTCCCACTCGGGTGCGCGGTCGAGCACCTCGCACGGGAACATGTCCCAGTACGGCTCGATGTCGTAGTGGTAGGTGGCGGGACCTGCGGGCGTGTCGATACCCACGATGAACATGCCGTCGTACATCGTCCCGTCATGGTGGTGGAGCGACTTCCACGAGCGCCCGCGGAACATGGCCACGATCACCGAGAACAGGACCGCGCGGTGGTGGTAGAGCTCGTCGAACGTGTGGTACCCGTCCGACGTCGCGCCCGTGACGGGCACGGGTCTGATGAGGTCGACAAGCTCGCTCACCTCATCCAGGTCGATGACCAGCCAATCGGAAGTATTGAGACGCGGATGCAACCCAAGGGTCCACAGGACATCCTCGCCCTCAACGACGTCTGCCTCAACCGGAATCTCATAGGGCCTTTTCACGGTCTTGATTTCGAGGTTGAGATAGGCCCTCTCGACCTCTTTGAACCACTCGTTCCTGTCTCTCATCTCGCACTCCATTCCTTCTCGATTTCCCTCTCCTCCGCGACCATGATCAGCGCCTTGTTGAGGCATCGCCTCGCCTGGCGCATCTCGTCGCAGGCGGTCGGGCCCATGCCCGCCCTGATCGACCTCTTCGCGTCCTCGAGCCTGCCGATGGCGAGGTCTATCCAGTCGGCGGGGCCGCACGCGTAGCTCATCGGGACCTTCCCCTCACGCCGAAGACCTCCGCGAGGATGTCGCCGGGCGCGGCCACGAACGGATCCGCGCTGATCGGGTCGTACATGACCTCCAGATAGTCGGGATAGCCGTCGGTTATGCCGACGGTCAGGACCTTCATCTCGGTCTCCTCGCCGTCGCCGGCGGAATCGTCGGGCTCGTCCACGGGCAGGCACTGGTAGCCCCAGATCACGCTCACCTCGTGCTCGTCCAGGATGGTCTTGGTACGCTCGATTCGCATCCGGTAGCCGCCCACCGACCCCGTGTCCTGTGTGTCGTCGGCCCAGGGAATCCGGTGCCTGTCGAGGGCGTCTCGGTAGGCCCTCATCACCGCTGAGATCTCGGTCAAAACCTCTCTCACTCTCCTTCTCAAAAGAATTAGGTGTTCTTTGCGCCGGGGGCTTCCCCGACGGCGTCGTTTCCGCCCTCTAGCGGCGGGAACCCCATCGCCTGCTGGCCCAGCTGCCCGGCCGCCGTTGGCACACCTTTGGCATACCTCCAGCTCGGTTCCTTGCCGCGCGCGAGCTTGGCGATGTCCTCGTACAGGTCGGCCTTCTGCTTCCGGCTGGCACGCGCCGCGGCGAGCTTCTGTTTCTTGGCCAGCAGAACGGCCTCCCTGCTCGACATGACGTTCGCCATGTAGATGCGCGTTATGTCGAGCGGGCGGCCGTGGGCGGGATCGGCCTTCTCGTTCCCGAGCATCTCCATGAGGGTGATCATGACGCCTCCGCTATCTGGCGCTCGAGCTCGGCTATGAGCTCGTCATCGGTCTTCACGGGCTGCCACACGGCGGCACGCTCGACCTCCTGCGAGGTCTGTCCGCCCCGTGCCTTGCGATCGGCATCGAAGCCGACCTGCTTGCGGCTCCAGTTGCGGGCGAGCGCCCACACGTCGGTCACGGGCAGTCCGCTCGGCAGCGTCCAGCCCTGCGCGGCGTAGTGGTCGAAGAACTGGCGGGCGTCGCCCCGGAGGCAGTTGGCGGCGAAGTACGCCTCCACGTCCTCCGCCGACGGGGGCTCGAAATCATCGGGCGCTTGACGGGCCGCGCTATAGCCCGCTAGGGCTATCTCCTTCTCCTTCTCTTTCTGTCGGCTACCCTCTCGCCTGCTGGGTCGGCTACCCCCTTGGCTACCCCCTTGGCTAGACCCCTGACCGCCGGCATTGGCAGCCCTCCTGAGACCCCCAAGGCTGCCGTTGACCATGGCGTCGATACGGCCCCTTGCGAAGGTGAACGCCGCCATGGTCGTCGGCTTCAGCTTGGGCTCGACGCCCTCGTAGCCGTAGCGCAGCATCGCCCAGGCGAGCGCCATGCCCTCCCTGTCGCCCAGTGCGCGGCAGCCCTCGTAGAAGTCCCTGTTGAAGTTGAAGTTATTCATCCGTCTCACCTCCGTGTGATATCGAATCGGTAAAGGCCGCGGCGGCGGCCTGGTCGCGGCCCGGCATGACCGAGCCGTAGATGTCGAGCGTCGTCTTGACGCTCGCGTGCCCCAGGCGCTCCTGGATGGTCCTCATGTCGAACCCGTTCATGAGCAGCCACGAGGCGTGCGTGTGCCTCAGGGAGTGGAACACCGTCTCCTCCGGCAGCCCCAGGTCCCTCACGAGCGACTTGAAGCGGCTCGTCACGGTGCTCGGGCGCGCGATGGCGCCGGCGGGCCCGAAGGTCACCACCAGCGCCGCCGGGCCTTTCCTCGTGAGCCACGTGTCCTGCCACTCCAGGTGGCGCTGCATCTGGGCCTCCACCGCCGGCGCGAGCGCCACGTTGCGCACGCGCCGTCCCTTGGTGTAGGCCTGCCGGTGAAGCTCGGGGTGCTCGACCGCCTGCCCCACCACGTGCAGGTCGTGCAGGGCGCGGCGCCAGTCTCGGCGCTGCAGGCCGCAGATCTCCCCGCAGCGCAGCCCCGTGTTGAGGGCGAGGTAGACCGCCATGGCCTCGGTGCGCCGCGAGATGTTGGCTCCCGAGGCGGATCGCGATGACATGGCGGAGACCAGCGCGCGGGAGAGCTCGTCGGTGTCGAGCTCGGAAAGCGCGAACGGCTCAACGGGGTCGGGCGAGGGCGCGGGCACGTCGAGCATGATGTCGCGGCCCAGCGCCGGTCGCCACGAGCGGTAGGCGCCCTTCAGCAGCGCGTGCATCTTGAGCAGCGTCTTGGGCGACAGCCCCTTCCCCGTCCTGGGCGCGAGCAGCATGCGGTACGCCGCCGACACGTCCCATGGCTCAAGCTGGTCGTAGGGAAGCCGCCCGATGGTCGGCTCCACCATCGTCCTGACCACACTGCGGTACGTCGCCACCGAGTTGTCGGACAGGCCGTTGACGGGGTCGGAGATGTACGTCTCGAGCATCGAGGACAGGCGCTTGGAGCTGTCCCGCGCGGAGGAAGGGTCGAACGTGGCCGCCCACCTGTCGCACTCCTCCTGGGCCTGCTCGCGTGTCAGCTCCGCGTCCCACGACCTGTACGGCCTGATCCGTCTGCCCGTGACGCGGTCGGTGCCCATGTAGGGGCGGGCGAACCAGCGGCCGCCCGTCCCGCGCTGCACGACCGCCCGGCGCTCGCTAGATGTCGGCATCGACGCCCAGCTCCGCCGCCATGTCGCGGATCTCCCTGCGCGCGTCCAGGTCGGTGATCTGGACGCTGTCGGCGTGCCCGTGGGGGTCGGCACCGAGCACGGCCATGAGCATGAGCTTGCGCGCGTGCCTGTCCGAGACGCCCGCCTGGCTGAAGGCCGCGCAGAGCACGTCGATGCACTCGCAGGTGAGCGTGAACAGGTCGCCGAGGCTGGCCGGACCCACGAAGCATGAGTTGCCGGAGCCGTCGACGTTGACGGTCGAGAGTGCCGCGCCGCGGCACTCGAACGAGCGGACCTCGCCGCACGCCTCCACCGTCACCCTGACCCTCTTCTCGCTACTCATCCTTCTCATCCTCCTTGGCGCTCGCCTGCACCCTCTCCATGAGCCACACGTCCTCCTCGCCGGGCTCGTAGCCCGCGGTGCAGAAGATGTCATAGTGGTCGAGCCATGCCTCCGCGTCGTCGCCGCCCCAGCGGTTGTTGAGCTGGGCCATGTCCTTGGCCGCCGCCATGAGCCAGCAGCCGACCTCGTACTCGCTGGGCCTGCACGCCTTGAGGTTGCGGGCGAACTCGTCGCGCACTGCCCCGAAGCGCGCCTCGTTCTCGACGTTGCTCTCGCCGCCCATCGCCACGAGCAGCGCGGACGGGTCCTCGCGGCTCGTGCGCACGCACATCATGAGGTCCTTGGACATGGCGAAGGCGCCGGACGCCACGAAGCCGATCTGGCTCCTGTACAGTTCCTCGAGCGCCGCCTTCTCGCGCGCGGCCTCCTGCTCGGCCCGGATCTCCTCCTCGGTCTTCTCGGGCTCGGCACCCGAGCCGTCATCCGGCTCGTAGAGGTTCCAGTAGCTGCCCTTCCACACGGCAACGGTGCCGGCGGCGAACTCCTTCCCCTCGAGATTCTCGGCAGCGAGGCCGACGTGGACCCAGTCCGCGTAGTTGAAACCCTCGGGCTGCTCCTTCACCACGGGGATGCCCGCGTCGCCGAAGGCGTCGTAGTCCTCGGCCTTGGCCTCCTCGCGCTCGACGCGGCGGCGGATGCTGTCGGCCTTGCGCGCCCAGCCCTCGCCCGCCGCAAGCACGGCCTCGATATCCTTCTCGTCCTCGAAGGCGCTCGCGGCCTCGAGCTGCTCGAGCGTCACCTGCACGCCGGCGTCGATGCGCCCGCGCAGACGGCGCGCCGCGCGGATCTGCCCGGCGGTGGCGCGGCTCGCGCGCTCGATGCGCTGCTCGTCGATGCCCAGTACGAGCATCTGCTGCACGCCTCGGGCGCGCTCGGCCTCGGTCAGCTGGCGCTTGTCGTCGGTGGCGAGCATGGCCACGAGCTCGTTGGCCTCGTCCATGCTCTCCGCCACCAGTGCGGTCACCTCGCGGTCCTCGCCGTAGATGGACGACAGCGCGCGGTAGCGGCGCTCGCCGTCCACGATTCGGTAGACGTTGCCGTCCGCCATCATCACGGGCGGGTTCAGCGGCTCTCCGCCGGTCGCCTCGATGCTGCGGGCCAGGGCGCCGATGTCGCCGAAGTCCTCGCGCGGGTTCTGTCCGCTCGGGCGGATGTCGCCCAGGCGAACCTGCCTCTTCTCAAACTGCATGCCATATCCTCCTGACTAGTAGTACATCCCGCTCGGGGCGGTCCCCTCGATGGCTCCCGCGACGGCGATCAGGCCGACGAGCGCCACGGCGCACACGACGCTGCGCACGCGCTCGGGCAGCGTGTTCCACCACTCGCCGAGCCTGCAGCCGGCATCCCAGATAAGGTCGACCATCACGCCACCCGCCTCGGACGGCGAGCGGGCACGCAGTCGGGCGAGGGCAGCGCCGGCACCGCGCCGCGTGCCTTGATGGCGGCGTCGATGTCCTCGCTGCTCACCACCTCGCGCGAGCTGTTGGGGTTGAGCGACGGATAGCGCGGTATCACGCCCTGCATGACCATCGCGCGAAAAGTCACGGAGTCGCAGCAGGCGTAACGCGCGCCCTTGGCTATAGACATCCACATGGCCTTCTCCTTTCATTCGTTGAGCCATTCCCTTGCCGGAGGGCCGCACCGATAGATGCAGCCGGAGGGCGCTCCCCCGCCAAAGGGAGCGGTGCCGCCGCCCCGCCAAGTCGGCGGCGGACACCTTATGGGCCGGATGTAGGGAGTCCGGCCCCGTCGCGCCACGGGCCCCGCGGAATGGGGAGGTGGTGGGGAAGAACTCCCGGGCAAAGCCGTCAAAGTCCGG